GTGTATGAGATGATGAACAAAGGACTTATAGATATTGCATTATTCATGGAACCGGTGGACACCGAAGGGCTGGATTATATCCGGATCACAGATTGCGATCACTGGTGTGTTGGAATGCGGCCGGATGATCCGCTGGCAGAAAAAGAGTTTATAAGAAAAGAAGATCTTATTGGAAAACCATTGATCCTGCCGGAAAGAGTAAATGTTCAAAGTGAACTTGCCAATTGGTTTGGAAAAGACTTTTCGAAACTGCAGATTGCTTTTACAAGTAATCTTGGAACGAATGCCGGAGTTATGGCAGCAAATGGACTGGGCTATCCGGTATCCATCGAAGGTGCTGCAAAGTATTGGCGGGAGGATATTCTTGTACAGCGAAGAATTTCTCCTGAAATCACAACAAGTACTGTGATTGCCTGGAGACGAAACATTCCATATTCTTTGGCAGTCCGTAAAATGATTGAGGAGATTAATGCTTTTCAGGCATAAAATAAAATTCAATATAAGCATTAGACATAATGAAGCGATAGAGCTTAAAATAGATGTGTAAGATGAATGTAAATCTTATACATCTATTTTTTTGTGAAAAATACGTATAGAAAGGGGCTTTTTATTATGAGTAAAAAATTAGTGGCATTTTTCAGTGCAAGCGGAACAACAAAAAAAGTAGCACAGATGATCGCAGAGGAAGTAAAAGCGGATTTATTTGAGATTGAGCCAAAAGTTCCATATACAAAGGCTGATCTTGACTGGATGAATAAAAAATCTCGCAGCAGTGTGGAAATGAGTGATAAGAAATACAGACCGGAGATTATGAAGAAAAAGATGGATATAAGTTCTTATGACGAGATCTTTCTGGGATTCCCAATCTGGAGTATTGGAAGCGTAATCCGATAACCTACCGTCTTTCGACAGGCGGTAGGTTTTTTGCGGTATAGAGGTGAGATTATAAGCAATGGTGATCTTGAATTTATCGTCCGGTTCATCCCATACTGTCACAGAATTTACGAACAGATCAATTACGGTCTGGCAGAACTCTTCGTCATTGATATCCCCTTCACGGAACTTCTCTAACCAGAAGATTACCTGCTCTTTATCAATATAGACTTGGTGTGCCATTTCCTTTTTAAGCTGCACTTCCATGTCCTTCTTCTCAGTTTCAAGTTCTCCCATACGTTTTACAAGCATATCCGGGGCAGACCCGGTTTCAATAGCTTTCAGCAGATTGTTCAGAGACACGTCAACCTGCCTGATTCTGTCACGGATCACAGGGATGGGTGAATCACTCTCAATTTCCTGCTTGTTTCGATCACAGGCAATAGTAGCAATTTTCTCAATATATTCATCGGTTAGGAATGACATTGCGTCCTGTGCCACCAGTCTTTCAATCAGGTTCTTTTCCATGTTCCGCTTATTACATTGTTTATCCAGATTCTTTTTGCCGTAACACCGATAATACAAATAGCCCTGTGAGTTGCCGTCAGCGTTCATGGCACTGCCACAGTGTCCGCAGAACAGTTTTCCTGTCAGAAGGTAAGTATGCCTTGCCTTGTTTCTGGCGGGGGCTTTCTTTATCTTACCGACTCTCACCTGCACTCTGTCCCACAGGTCTTTATCAATGATTGGTGGGATAACATCTTCTGCCCGGTAGTCATGGTACTTATAGACTCCGATGTATTTCTCATTACGGAAAATCTTAGTGAAGCTGCTCTTGCCGAAACGTGTTCCCTTGGAAGTCTTGTAGCCACGGTTGTTGAACGTTCTACATATCTCGGCTACAGACTCACCGTCTGCATACATCTGAAATGCTTCCCGGACGATAGGAGCAGTGGTTTCATCAATTACCAGTTTCTTATCTACAGTCTTGTACCCCAGAGGAATAGCCCCACCGATGGAGTTGTGTTTCATGGCAGACTCCCTCATGCCCCGGTTGATCTTCTGTGAGAGTTCCGCACTGTAGAACTCAGCCATACCTTCAAGGACAGATTCAAGGATGATTCCTTCCGGGTCTTGGGTGATGTTCTCAGTGGCAGAAATAAGTTGTACACCGTTTCGTTTCAAGAAATTAAGGAGGATCAATAACAATGGCAAACATTTATGAAGGTATGAACGTGAGACAGAAACTTGCAAAGGCAAGATTGCAGTTCCTTAACCAGAAGGTTAAGAAGTCCGGTAAGAATATGCACTTGGAGTTCAAGTATTTTGAGTTGGAGGACATTGTACCTCCTGCAATCAGAATCTTTGCCCGTGTAGGACTTACTACTGACATTGACTTCACCGATGAAAACGGTGCTGTCATGAGAGTCTACAACACGGATAACTCTGAGGAAGCACCTATTGAGTTCCGTGTTCCGTACCGTGAGGTTAAGCCTATCGTGAGCAATGCAGGTAAGGAAGTAACCAATCCGATGCAGGCACTTGGTTCATCCATTACATACCTCAGACGTTATCTCTGGATGGCAGTTCTGGATATCACTGAACCGGATGACATTGACGCTACTCTTGGTTCTGAACCGGAAGAGGAAGAACCGGAGATTGAAGCACCGAACCCGGAAAAGGCAGAGACTGAGAAGAAGTCTCAGAAAAAGCAGAAAGCCCCGGCTACACCTGCGGAACGTAAGGAAGCAAAGGAAACTCTGACTGACACTGAGGGACAGGCTGATGACTTGCAGATTGCAGCACTGAAAAATGCTTGTAAGGAACTGATGGAGAAAGACCCGGATCAGGAGGATTTTGTTCAGCAGATTGCAATGAAAACCAACGGCTTTACTCAGGTAACACGTTTTCAGTGTGAGGAACTTATCAAGAATCTTGGTGAGATGATCGCAGCTTACAAGACGGAGGGTTAATGTATGTCAGACAAGAAAACGTGGGGAGATTTCTTCCGTGATATACCGATCTTCGGTGGTATGTGGGACTACCTTCTTGTAGACAAGGAAGGTAAGCCACAAACGGTATTGGAAATGAAAACCACGAAGAGGTCTGAGGACTGGGTAGAAGATGTACCTGAGTATTACGCTTTACAGGCTGCACTTTATGCTTACCTCCTTGGAGTCGATGACGTAATCATGGTGTGTTCGGTTCTGGGTGAGAAGGACTATGATGACCCGGCAGCTTATGAGTGTAAAGCTGAGAATACTTTCGTTCGTCCGTTTAAGGTGTCTGAGAGATATCCGAACATGAAGAAAACGATCACGCAGGTTAAGAAATGGTGGAAAACTCATGTAGAGGGCGGTGTATCTCCGAAGTATGATGAAAAGGCTGACGCTGACATTCTGAAAGTGCTGAGAGATAACAACCTCTCCCCTGACTCCGATCTGGACGCAATGGTGAAGGAAGCCGAAGGGCTTATGCTTCACATCGAAGAGGTCAATGCAACTGTAGCTGACGATGAAAAGCGTCTGAAAAAGCTGAAAGAACTGATTAAGGAAGCAAGTATGAGCCAGTTCAAGCCGGGTGATAAGACTGTTACGATCACAGGTGGCAGCTATGATTTTGTCACTACCGTCAGCATGAAGAAGAAACAGGATTTTGATACAGAAGCAATGGAGAAGGACGGTGTGCTTGATAAGTACATGACTGAGACTGAAAAGCCTGAGTACCGTTTCACTCCAAAGCGAAGAAAGGAGTCCGCATGATTAAATATCTCAGTTTGTTCAGCGGAATAGGTGCTTTTGAAAAGGCTCTGGACAATATCGGAGTCAAGTACGAACTGGTTAATTACTGTGAAGTTGACAAATATGCCAGTAAAGCATATTCGCTGATACATAACGTACCGGAAAGCATGAATCTGGGAGATATTACAAAGGTGGATGAAACCAAACTTCCTACTGAAATTGATCTTATGACCTATGGTTTTCCATGTCAGGATATTTCTTCTGCCGGATTGCAGAAGGGTCTAAGAAATGAGGACGGAAGTAAGACAAGAAGCGGATTGTTCTTTGATGCTATCCGAATTATGAAGCATTGTAAACCATTAATTGCTATAGCTGAAAACGTAAAAAATCTTACAAGTAAGCGTATGTCCGGTGTGTTTGATACAGTGTTATCAGAGTTGGAAGATGCAGGATATAACAATTACTGGCAAGTATTAAATGCTGCCGATTATGGTATGCCACAAGGGAGAGAGAGAGTATTTATCATATCAATCCGTAAAGATATTGATGACCGATCTTTCCATTTTCCACCTGTAATACCTCTTACAAAGTGCATGGGTGATTATCTGGATGATAATGTACCGTCAAGTTTCCTTTTATCTGAAAAACAGCTATCCAAAATTGAAGTTTCAAACTTCCAACAGGAGAAGCGAAGAATACAGGATAGGGGGGGGATTTGCATGACTCTATTGGCAAGAGACTATAAAGACCCTAAATGCGTACAGATTGCAGACCTCCATTACTACAACATGGATATGCCGAATCGCATTTACTCCCCGGAAGGAATTTCACCAACACTTAAAACCGTAAGCGGTGGCGGTGGTGAGGTAAAGGTATTGAAGAACAAATTATACCGAAAACTTACACCTAAAGAATATTTCCGCTTGATGGGCTTTTCAGATTCAGATTACCAGATTCTTGTAGATAACGGTATTTCAAAATCACAGCTTTATAAGATGGCAGGTAACTCCATTGTGGTTACTGTTTTGGAAAATCTGTTCAAACAGATTTATAAACCAGTTACTCAGAGTATTGCTTCTTTGAAGCAACAATCTCTGGATGTATTAAATAACATTTAAGGAGGACTATTACAATGGCAAAGATTGGACTTACAGAGGGATTTACACTGATCCCGGAAGGAACTCATGTATTCAAGATTACTGAGGTCAACTACAAAGAGGACTTCGGTAAGATGGAAGTGGTTATGCAGACCGCAAAGGGTCAGAAGCATATCGAGAGATTTTCTCTCCTGAATAAAGACGGTGAACCGAATCAGGGCGGTCTTAATGCGTTCAGCTATTTTGCTAAAACGGCACTGGATGACTTCACTGTCTAATACATCGGATATTACAGACCTCAGAAGGTAACAACGAATTGTTACATCTGCCCATTCAGCACCCTTTTCAATAACGTTTATGTTGTTCTGTCCGAACTCGTCAAGGGCTTCGTTAAGTAAATCCCAGTTGTGAGCTATGCTTTCCTCTGCCTTGTAAGAGTTACAATAATAAGAACCGCTTGCATTTCCTGTTATGCTGTCCTCTGTCCAAAGATCATCATTTAACTGTTGCTCAAGTCCTTCTCTGTCCTCTGTCCACTCTGTCAAATCAATGTTTTCTTTGATCCATTCTTTTACATCCTCTGTCATTGCTTCTCTGTAATCATACATAATACTTGACCTCCTATATTCAATTATCAATTTGTGCAATCTGTACACCGGGCGGCTTGCCTGCTGTACAGCAGCATTGACAACCTATAATTATTTAGTTGTCGTTGCTATCTCTTTATCATGTATTTATAATATCATGAATTACCGATATTGTCAAGGGAAATATCATGAATTACCGATATTTTTTTTTTTTTTTTTTTTTTTTTTTTGCGTGGTCTGGTGATAGGGACAGCATACCCCCGGAGGGGGGAAACAGACCCCCGCCCGCCGGGGCGGGTGAGGTGCGAAAGTTCCGCAAAAATTAAAAAGGTCTTGACAATATCGGTAATTCGTGTTATCGTGAAAATAGAAAGGGAGGAAACGCCATGCAGGGAAACAACATTGTAAAAGAAGCTATGACTTTATCAAAAGTGACACAGAAGGACTTGCAGAAATTATTGAATCTCAAAAGTCAGTCAAGTATATCCGCCATGCTGAAAAGTGATATGCGTATAAGTACATTTGTAAAGCTGTTAAATGTCCTAGATTGTGAACTGGTTGTTCAACACAAATCTGATGACAAAAAGTGGGAAGTCACGAATGAGTAATAATAGTTTGGATGATGCTGAGATTCACAGGAAAATAATTATACGATTAAACCATTTACTCAAAAGAGGAGTAAGAGCACATACTAAAAAGATTGCTCTTTTGTCGGGAATGAAGGAAGAGATAAGGATGTATCCTTGGGTAGAATTAGATACTGTGATAGAACTAAAGTCCGAACCATTCTCAGCAGAGAACGAAGCGTATCATTTTGCAGATGCCTTTTATGATAACTTTCTATACAAGCCCGTGGTACTACAAGAGCAAGAAAGCTATTATGTGTATACAGGATGGATGTTAAAGTCTGGAATATGCTCTTATGGATTAAATTGGAAATTCAGATGCTATACTTTCCCGAATTATTCATGATAAATAGGTTTGGTTGGGTAGAGTAGGTAGAGCAAAACACGATTTTGCTATTACTTTCTCTAGTAGGGGCTATACTATAAAAAGTATGACCGAAAATTGAAAATACTCTACCTACTCTACCCCGGACGAAAGGAGGGCGTGTCATGGGATATTTAGTGATAGGGCTGCTGTGGTTTACATGGTGGTGCGTGAAATTGTTCGTGAGCCTATGTTGGTGGGTCACATGGAATCTGGTAATACGCCCGATGATCTGGGTAGTTACATTACCATTCAAGTTAATATTTAAGCTGTAGGGATGCTACAGCTTGTCCAATGGGACTGTCGTTTTGACAGTCTTTTTTTTATTCTCAGGAGGTTATTATGAATTATTTGAAATTGAAACAGAAGATTTACGAAGCTATAGAAAGGAATCTGCTTGACAGGTCGGCTTACGAAGAAATGTTTGCTGTCTGCCGGGAGTATGAGAAGATTGACTTCCAGACAGCACACGCATGGAATCATGAACTGCGTAATCATATCTCATTGGGACTGCGGATGACAGTAAGCTGTCAGAAGTTTGACGAAGCCAGAGAGTTTGATGATCTGATGTTCAGGTCACTTCTTTTCGGGGCACAGCATTTCTTTGATGATTACTTACAAGCGGTAGAGTACGGCAAGCCGCTTGATAAGAAATTTTATCAGCCCCGCCGTCACTATCTGCGAAGATATGTAGACGCATATCAGGAGATTCTTGACGGGAAACTGGACTTCCTATCCATCTCCATGCCGAAGAGAGCCGGGAAGTCTCAGTTAGGTATCAACTTCACGAATATGCTTTCCGGTAAGTATCCGGATACTCTTGCGAAAGCAGTTCCGAAGGGTGGACAGATCGTATGGAATGGTGCTTGGGATCAAGACCCGCTGAAATACGACATTAAAACTTACGCCAGTCCTACAAGTACCACAGTTATTGAAACTGTGAAGCCCACAGAGGGTACAGGCGGTACGGAACTGACAACGCTGAACAGCGGTCAGAGAATGTGCTACGGCTCTAATAACTATAAAGAGTCTGCGGTTCGTGGATGGTTGAACAGTGACAAAGTTGCGGGTTCTGTTTGGACACCTGCTACCAATTATGATAGACCTCCTTCTTGGGTTTCCAATAAGGCAGGATTCATGAATGGAATGGATGCAGATTTCCTTGCAGTTATCGGTAAGACCACAAAGGTTACTTGCCGTAATAACGTAACTGACGGTGGTGGTTCTGATACTACAAAGGACAAGTTCTTCCTGCTTTCCAGACGTGAGTTATTCATGGGTGATGAAGTGAGCAGTGTCAAGGAAGGTGAGCCGTACCCTTACTACTCTGACTATTCTGATTATACTTCCCCGAACACGGGTGCTGATAGTAACCGTGTGAAGTATAAAAACGGTAGTCCGCAGTGGCAGTGGGAGCGTACCCCGAGCGCCGGGTACAGTAGCGACGTTCGCTATGTGTACAATACGGGTAATCTGAACTACTACGGTGCGAGCAACGGCGGTGGGGTTGCCCCGGCTTGTAACGTAATCTAAGATCAGAAATCCACCCCGTTAGGGGTGGGAAAGGAGTGAGGACAATGTCAGTACCGAAGTCAAAGAGAGGTACTTCAAAGTTGGAAGTAATCACAAAGTCAAATGAGTTGGCTACACATACCATTCATATTTGCAGTAATGAGAGTTGCTTCCCGAAGAGATACCGTTGGTGCATCACCGCAAAGATCGTGGATGCTGCGGTAGAAATCAGCCGACTTATCAATATGGCAAATTCAGTGTATGTGAATCTTGAGTCTGAACATTGGAAAGCCGACTGGGAATTACGGAGAGGATATCAAGTTCAGGCTTTGGCACAGACATATTCCTTGCTAACCATGATGGATATTGCTTACCGTACTTTCGGAATCGAAGGTTCTAAGATGGACTACTGGACAGGACTTGTAATCAATGTCCAGAATCTTCTTCGGAACTGGAAGAGGTCTGATGAAAATAGATACAAGTAAATGATATAGGGTTGACGATTGTAAGATATGTGTTTACCCCGAACGCCGGGAACAGTAACAACGTTCGCAATGTGAACAATACGGGTAATCTGAACAACAACAATGCGAACAACAGCAATGGGGTTGCCCCGGATTGTGAGAAACGCTAGTAATAAAGTAGGCATAGGCTGAAATCAATGCACTCACACAAGGAATCGTCATCCTGACCTGAATATAGTAGGGCGAAAACAGAGTGCTGATGTGATTGCCGTCCTTACGGCAGTATCACTATAAACGGCAACCAATGATTTACGGGAGAAATATACATGATGGAATCCGAAGTGAGAGATGAAGTCTGTGACTTTGATAATCTGTACCGGGCTATGCAGCATTGCAAGAACAACGTCATGTGGAAAGATAGTGTAGCCGGGTATGTAAAGAATGGTTTGGTTAATGTTCATAAGCTAAAGGAGAGCGTGGAGAATGGTACATATAAGTTAGATGCTTATACACAGTTCAAAGTGTATGAGCCAAAAGAAAGAGACATTGTAAGTACAAGAATCAAGGACAGAGTATTTCAGAGAAGTCTATGTGATAACTACTTTTACGATACCATGACAAAATCTTTTATCTATGATAACTGTGCTTGTCAGGACGGGAGAGGAACAGAGTTCGCAAGGAAAAGGCTGATCTGCCACCTACAGAAATATTACCGGAAACATGGTACGGAAGGGTGGGTACTCAAAGCAGACTTGAAGAATTTCTTCGGTAGCACCTCTCATGAACTGGCTTACTCAGCGGTAACAAAGAGGGTCAATGATGAATGGGTGAACGGAGAAATCAAGCGAATCATTGACAGCTTCAATCAAGGTGATGATCCAGAGGTAGGCATGGGTCTTGGTTCAGAAACGACACAGCTTATACAGTTAGCAGTCTTAGATGACTTCGACCATTTTATAAAAGAGCAACTTCATATTAAGAACTACGTCCGGTACAACGATGATTTCATTATCATCCATGAGGATAAGGCTTATTTACAGGAGTGTTTGATAAAGATTGACGCTTGGATATCTTCAAGAGGTTTGAAACTGAGTCCGAAGAAAACACAGCTTTTCAAGGTGACTCAGGGTATCAAGTTTCTGGGTTTCCGCTTCCGGTTGACAAAGACTGGAAAGGTAGTCATGACACTACTGCCTGAGAAGCTATCACACGAACGGCGAAAGCTGCGGAAGTTGGTAGAGCGGGCAAAGCAAGGGTACATGACGAAAGAAGAGGTTGACAGGTGTTATGAAAGTTGGAAAGCCCATGTAGGTAATGAGAGTAGCAAGAAAAGGAAATCTCCGGGTAGGAGGGCAAGGAGAAATTGCCACAACCTTATTATCTGTATGGATCAATATTATAAGAATTTATGGAGGGAAAGCAAATGTTTGGATTTATCAGTGCAAGAGAACAGCTTGTGAAGGAGCGTCAGAAGAACGCTGCTATGCAGGCACAGATCGCAAAGGCAAACAGTGACATTGAATATCTGGCTATGATGACAGATATTGAGATGGAGCAGGAAGAGGACGAACAGGAGGTACAGGATCATGGCGAAGAAGAGTAAGTTTGAGATGGTGAAGAATTTCTATGACAACGGACTCTGGAAGGAGAAGAGAGTCAGGGACGCAGTAGTAAAGGGATGGATCAGCCCGGAGAATTTCAAAGAGATTACCGGGGAGGACTATGATGAACAGGAGGACTAAAGAGATGATGAAAGATGGAATTTGTACAGCTATCGGAGTGGTTGGAAGCGTGATTGCTTCTCTGTTTGGCGGTTGGGATGCCGCACTGGTAACACTGGTAATTTTCATGGCTATTGATTATGTGACAGGTCTGCTTGTGGCAGGTGTGTTCCATAACTCCGGTAAAACGGAAAACGGTGCTTTGGAGTCAAGAGCAGGATGGAAGGGTCTGTGTCGTAAGTGCATTACTCTTCTGATGGTTCTGGTAGCCACACGCCTTGATCTTGTGACCGGGACGAACTTTATCAGAGATGCAGTGGTGATTGCTTTTATTGCGAATGAGACTATTTCTATTGTGGAAAATGCAGGTCTTATGGGGATTAACATTCCCCCGGCAATTACATCTGCGATTGAGGTACTTAAAAAGAAATCTGACTCTGTGGATAACACAGATCAGTAAGCACAGGGGAGAGCCATTCTCCCCTCTTCACAAAGGAGTGATACATTATGACGAATCAGGAATTTATTGAACAGGTAGCGAAGTTCGTAAAGAAGTATGCAGCACAATACGGGATCAAAGTACATAGTCCGATCATTGCACAGGCAATTCTTGAATCTGGTTGGGGCAATTCCAAACTTGCCGCCCGATATCATAACTACTTCGGACTCAAGTGTGGTACGAAGTGGACAGGCAAGAGTGTCAATATGACTACTCAGGAAGAGTACACCGTAGGTACGCTGACTACGATCAAAGACAATTTCCGTGTCTATGATTCTATGGAGGAAGGTATCAAGGGGTACTTTGAGTTCATTCAGCTTGCCAGATATCAGAACCTTAAAGGGATCACTAATCCGAAGAAATATCTGGAAACCATCAAGGCTGACGGATATGCCACAAGTTCTACCTATGTGACAAACAACATGAAACTTATTGACCAGTACAATCTTACGAAGTATGATAAGGGGGTAACTAATATGAGTGATAGACAGAAGCCTGTTAATTGGCTTGCACAATATGTAGGAATCAAAGAAGGAAGTGCTGAACACAAAGCAATCCTGAAAGTGTTCAACGACTCTGGACTCTGCACCAGATACAAGATGACTGTCAACGATGCTTGGTGTGCTACATCTACATCTGCCGCTTTCATTGCAACTGGACTTTCCAACATCTTCCCTTGCGTGGAGTGTTCCTGTGAGAACATGATTAACCTTGCGAAGAAAGCAGGAATCTGGGTTGAGAATGATGCCTATATTCCGTCCACAGGTGACGTGATCCTGTACGACTGGGATGACAACGGTGTAGGTGATTGTACCGGATGGAGCGATCATGTAGGTATTGTAGTGTCTGTCAGCGGTTCTACAATCAAGATCATTGAGGGTAATAAGAATGACTCTGTAGGCTACAGAAACATTGCTGTCAATGGCAAATACATCCGTGGCTTCATTACTCCGAAGTTCTCTAGTGGTACTTCTACCGTAACTCCGTCTACAAAGAAATCTGTAGATGAAGTGGCGAAGGAAGTTCTTGCAGGTGCATGGGGGAATGGTGATGCCAGAAAGAACGCTCTTACTGCCGCAGGATATAACTACTCTGAGGTGCAGGCTGCGGTAAACAGACTTGCAGGCGGTAAAACTACCACACCTACAAAGTCCATTACCGAAGTAGCAAAAGAGGTGCTTGCAGGTAAGTGGGGTAACGGTGATAACCGTAAGAAGAAACTGGAAGCTGCCGGGTACAATTACTCTCAGGTTCAGGCGAAAGTCAATGAACTGGCAAAGGGCAGCACTTCCAGTAAGAAATCTGTGACTCAGATTGCGAAGGAAGTTATCGCAGGTAAGTGGGGTAACGGTACAGACCGTAAGAACAAGTTGACTGCCGCAGGATATGATTATACTGCTGTGCAGAGAGAGGTCAACAGACTTCTGTAATCACACGGTTTTCTTTCCACGTTTCTGAGGGTGTATGGTGACTGTAAAGGTATGAATCATAAGGCTTCCTAAAATCATTGGATTTGCACTCAATGGTGGTGGTATGTAGCTCCGACAATTGTCAATACATTTTTGGAAGCCTATGATTTCAGTGGCAAAAAGATTGTGCTCTTTGCAACATCCGGTGGAAGTGGATTCGGTAATACTGTAAAGGAATTACAGCCATCTGCACCGGATGCAGTTATCACAGAAGGCAGCCTGTTAAACCGTGGAACAAAAAAGGAAATCAGTGAGTGGGTAAAATCTTTATAAATAACAGTGCTATGGAGGTATACAGAAAATGGGAAAAATAATACAGACAGCAGGAAGAAATGCACTTGGTGAATTTGCACCGGAGTTTGCACATTTTAACGATGATGTCCTTTTCGGTGAAAACTGGAATAACCAGGATATTGACGTAAAAACAAGAAGTATCATCACAGTGGTTGCTCTGATGGCTTCCGGAATTACAGATTCTTCTTTAAAATATCATCTTCAAAATGCAAAAAATCATGGTGTAACACAAAAAGAGATTGCCGCAGTAATCACACATGTCGCATTCTATGCAGGTTGGCCAAAAGCATGGGCTGTTTTCAATCTTGCAAAGGAAGTGTGGGAAACAGGCGAAGGAGATTTGCCATACGAAGAGGAAGCGATGCGGGCGCATGCAAAAGAGATGGTATTTCCAATTGGTGCACCCAATGATGGTTTTGCACAGTATTTTTCTGGCAGAAGTTTTCTTGCACCGATTTCCACTTCTCAGGTTGGCATTTTCAACGTGACATTTGAACCCGGATGCAGGAATAATTGGCATATTCATCATGCAAAAAGCGGTGGCGGGCAGATCTTAGTATGTGTAGCCGGCCGAGGGTTTTATCAGGAAGAAGGCAGGGATGCGGTAGAAATGAAACCGGGTGACTGTATTAACATTCCGGTAGATGTAAAGCACTGGCATGGGGCCGCTCCGGATGAATGGTTTTCCCATCTGGCAATTGAGGTGCCGGGAGTGGATTGTTCCAATGAGTGGTGTGAGGCGGTATCGGAGAAAGAGTACGCTGGATTAAGATAAGGAGAGCACTATGGAATACGGTAAACTCGGAAATACAGATATAGAAGTGTCAAAATTATGTGTGGGCTGCATGAGTTTTGGGAAAGCTGGAACCATGCATGACTGGACGTTGGATGAAGCTGAAAGTGAGAATGTTATCAAGCATGCACTTGATTTGGGATATAACTTTTTTGATACAGCAAATGGATATTCAGCAGGAACAAGTGAGGAATATTTAGGTAAAGCATTGAAGAAAAATGTAGCGAGAAATCAGGTTGTGATTGCATCCAAGGTATATTTTAATGAAGGTCGTTTATCAAGACAGGCAATCATGAGGGAAATAGATGGAACTCTGTCACGTCTTGGAACCGACTATCTTGATTTATATATCATCCATAGATTTGACTATGATACACCAATTGAAGAAACTATGGAGGCACTGCACGATCTGGTAAAAGCAGGAAAGGTCAGGGCACTTGGTGCATCTGCCATGTATGGATATCAGTTTTATAATATGCAGTTAGCCGCAAGAGACAATGGATGGACACCATTTTCTGCGATGGAGAATCATTATAATTTGCTTTACAGAGAGGATGAGAGAGAATTGCTACCAATTTGTAAGCAAATGAAAGTTTCGTTAATGCCGTATAGCCCTCTTGCAGCCGGACATCTGGCAAGACCACAGTGGAAATCAGAGTCTCTTCGTGGAACCACGGATAGGGTTGCCATGGGAAAATATGATAAGACTGAAGCGGAAGACATGCAGATAGTTAAACGTGTAGCGGAGCTTGCCGAAAAGTATAACTGCAAAATGTCCCAGATAGCCATTGCATGGCAGTGGGCAAAGGGAATTCTATCGCCTATTATTGGGGCAACCAAAACGCAGTATCTGGATGATTCAGCCGGAGCATTTGACATTAAATTAACTGCCGAAGACCTTGCATATCTTGAAGAGCCATATGTTCCACATGAGATAGTTGGTGCAATTGATAAAAATCCGGCGCAAGGTGTTATTTTGCTTGATGAAAAGAAATAATAAAGAACTAGGTGTAGCCATATGAAGAAATATTTATCAGTTATTCTGGAAATTATCCTCACAGCCTGTCTGGTTGCATGTGGTAGTTCTAACAAGGATTCCGTGAACGATGATAAACAAGAGGTAAGACTGGGAAAAATGAATATGCCAGAGCGTGAGGTTGTAGAATTGCTGAGTAACGGAGACGTAGAATTAAAAATTTCGAAAGAATGAAATTACTGTTTTTCTATACGAAGAGCTCGACAGATTTTAGAGAAGTGCGATCTGTGAAGGATTTGCAATTTTAGGAATGATATTTTTGATTATCAGTCGATAGTCCACTTCCAGTTTGTTGAATTAAAAATGAAATAAAGTTTCAGTAATCATAGAGTGTATGGATTCAATTCCATATGCTCTTTTTCTTTTACTTAATTTCAAGAAAAATGCAGAAATCTAATGTTACGAGTTTCTTACGAGTGGCATTAAAAAAACTCGCAAGAAAACTCGTAAGAAAAAAAGTAAAAAAATTTGCTTTTGACCACTGTAAAACAGGCTCTGAGCGTTTCGTTATATGAAGGGATAATTTTTCTTTCATAATTCAAAGAAAAGAGGACAAAGAAATGTCAGAGAACTGGATGACGAAACAGGAATTGGTCTGATTGAGAAACGCAGACAGGGATTTGGAAAGGTGAACGTTATCTACGTGAAAACCTTTATGCCTGAGAAAACAGATGAGAAAAAATTTGGAGAGGAATTAAAGAAGTTTAAAAAACAAACTTCTGTGGAAAATGAGGAATCTACAGAAGTTTACAATTCAAACTTCATAAAGTCCTAAAATCAAACTTCTAGAAGTCCCGAAAACAAACTTCAAGAAGTTTACATTTCAAACCCTAATAATACTAATCTTAGTGATACTGAAATGAATGATAATAAATCTAATCATATCTGTGGATGAGAAAAGATTTGATAGCGATAATCACTCTGAGGATTATCAGGCTTATGAAAACCTTGTCAAAGAGACCATTGATTATGAATCACTGGAAGTAACCCATCATGACGATATGCGGCAGGTAGATGAAATCGTGAACCTGATCGTAGAGACTGTGATGTGTAAAAATGACAAGATCTTGATTGCCAGCAACTGGTATCCGGCATCACTGGTGAAGAAAAAATTTCTGATGCTGACCTATTCACATATCGAGTATGTCTTACACTGTATGAGTGGTAACACCACAAAGGTGAAGAATATCAAGAAATATTTGTTAGCAGCCCTGTTTAATGCACCGTCAACGATGAACGGGTATTATCAGGCAGAGGTGAACCATGATAT